AGTAGCATCAACTAATAATTATAATAGACAAGGACTTCATGTTTATACTGAACCTTTCGTTGGAATAGATTATTCAACTGGTGGGGGTGGAACAAGCAACCTATCCACTACTTTAGATTGGAATGGTTTTTATGAAATGGATGATAAATGGCCAACAGATGGTTGTAGTGCGTCCCCAGCTGGTAGAGCTCAAACTCAATGGAGTGGAAATGCTATAATGCAGTATTTAAAAGGTATAGGATACATAGGTGATGTATATCCAAGTTTTGATGCTGCTTCTTCTACACAAGTAGCTCAAACAGTTAATAGTTGGTTAGTAAGTTTAATTGAAGAACAACTACTAGCTAATCCAGGAGGAAAGTTACAAGATATAACTTTACCTACAGTTCCAGATTTTAGAACAACAGGAATTGGTGAAGGTGAGGAACTAACTTGTAGCTGGTATCATGGTTTTGAACTTAAATTTGGCGGATTATCAGCAGGATATATAGTAGATTGGGTTGTACCGGAATTAGACCCAGATTACACACCGTTTGCTAGATATAGTGTACAATGGAGTTCATATCCATTTAGATATCTTACACAAACACCAACAACTGAAGAATCGGCTCTTCCTGATCCGAAATTTGGATAAATCAATAACATTTTAAACTTAAATTATGGCACAATATTTAGAATTTGAAATTGTAAATACGTCGGCGCCAACTACAGAAGGAAAATTTGTTATAGACAAAGATGATATAAAATTTGGATATGCAGTAAATAGTGCTGAATATCGCCTTGTAATAAATGATTCGTTTGATACAAGTGGAACTCAAGTTAACTTATCATTAGACACTACAGTTGATGGTAGCGGAATAGCCCCAACAATTTTAAATAAAACTTTAAACGAAAGATGGGCAAGACTTATGACAGCTAATCCTGGCGGTGTAAAAACCAATGTAGGATTTGGTAGAGATGATGATGGTCAACCAATATATATAAGCGGAGGATTATCAGGAATATAATAACAACGGGATCATTTTTATAATGGTCCCGGATGTTTAATTAAATTTAATAAAATGAAAGAAAATAAAATAACTAAAGAAGAGTTAGATAAAATTTTAACTTTTCAAAACAATATAGCGCAGCTTTTACATAAAGTAGGAGTTGCAGAAACAGAAAAACATGCGTTATTACATGAATTAGCGGGTGTAAATCAAGATCAAGGGAAATTTAAAAATGATTTAGAAACCAAGTATGGCGCTATCAATATTAATTTAGAAGATGGTACTTTTACAGAACACAAACCCCAAGAAAATGAGTAATGTAATACGTAAAATCAGTATTGGATCTGATTATAAAAATGACGCTATGCACTATTCTATTGGACAAGAGGTTTATGGAGGTCATACAATTTCTCATATTTTATTTGAAGGTACAGATAATTCATATAATATATATATAAAAAAAAGAAACGAAGTATTAGCGTGGAAAAAATTTAATTCTAACATGGCTATTGCTGTAGAATATGATCTAGAGTATTAATGAGAAGTTTATATGATTTTATTGTAGAACCAATAGGTGATACATATAATAATAGTAAAAAACTAGACAATAAAGAATTAGTTTTAAATAATAAAATTGAAACTTGGAAATTTGTAAATAGATACGCAAAAGTCATATCTACTCCTTCAGCTATAAAAACTACTATAAAACCTGGTGATTCATTAATAGTTCATCAAAATGTATTTAGAAGATTTTATAATATGCAAGGAAAAAAAAGTAATAGTAGAAGTTATTTTAAAGATAATTTATACTTTGTGGCTTTAGATCAAATTTATTTATATAAAAATAAAGATAAATGGTTGTCTTTTGGCGATAGATGTTTTATAAAACCAATAAAAAATTCTAACCCTATACTTAATAGAAAAGAAGAACCCCATGTTGGTGTTTTAAAAATAGGTAATGAAAAACTTAAAACCTCAAATATTAATATTGGAGATTTAATAGGTTTTAAACCTGGGGGAGAATGGGAGTTTATTATAGATAATGAACGCTTATATTGTATGAAATCAAATGATATTGTAATTAAATATGGAAATCAAAAAAATAAAGAAGAATATAATCCAAGCTGGACGTATAGCAGTTGACGAATTAATTAAAGTTGCTAAAGAACCAATTATTGATTTTGGTCCAGATATTTCAGCAGATAGATTAAAAAACGCTGCTGCAACTAAAAAACTAGCCATATTTGATGCTTTTGAAATACTTGCAAAAATAAATGAAGAAGAAAACATTATTGAGGGTAAAGTAGAAGAAGAAACTAAAAAACCAAAAGAATTTAAAGGTTTTGCAGAAGGGAGGTCTAAATAATGTATAAGCAAGAATTATATAAAGTATTAAAAGATCATATTAAACCAAAAATTATAAAACAACAAAATCGTTATAATAAATGGAAATATGGTTATAACAAAGAGCATGATATCATTGTTATAAGTAAGACAGGTAAAATAGGAGAAATATATGAAATTCAAAACCTAAAAATAGCTTTACCTAAAGAAGAAAAAATTCAAAAATTTAAATCTAATAAATGGGAATATAGTCCATTACCTAAAGAATTAGCGAGAATAAAAACTATTTTTGATTGGGAAGAGTATCCATTAGATTTTAAAGAACAATGGTATGACTATATAGACAATGAATTTGAAAGAAGAGAAAAAGGATTTTGGTATTATAACAAAGATAAAATCACGTATTTAACAGGTACACACTACATGTATTTACAATGGAGTAAAATTGATGTAGGCAAACCAGATTTTAGAGAAGCTAATAGATTGTTTTTTATATTCTGGGAAGCGTGTAAAGCAGATACACGGTGTTATGGGATGTGTTATTTAAAAAATAGACGTTCTGGTTTTTCATTTATGGCATCAGGAGAAGTAGTAAACCTAGCTACTCTTAATTCCGACTCACGTTATGGAATATTATCTAAATCTGGACCTGACGCTAAAACTATGTTTACTGATAAAGTTGTACCAATTTCAGTTAATTATCCATTCTTTTTTAAACCCATACAAGACGGTATGGATAGACCTAAAACAGAGTTAGCTTATAGAGTTCCTGCTACTAAATTTACAAGAAGAAAAATTTTAGCTAATGAACAAAAAGATACTTTAACAGGTTTAGATACCACAATAGATTGGAAAAACACTGGTGACAATAGTTATGATGGTGAAAAATTAAAACTATTAGTACATGATGAGAGTGGTAAGTGGGAAAAACCTAATAATATATTAAATAACTGGAGAGTTACAAAAACAACATTAAGATTAGGTAGTAAGATTATAGGAAAATGTATGATGGGATCTACTTCTAATGCTTTAGACAAAGGAGGTAGAAATTTTAAAAAACTATATGATGATTCAAACGTCACTCAAAGAAACGCCAATGGACAGACTCGCTCAGGATTATATTCTTTGTTCATACCTATGGAATGGAACTACGAAGGATACATTGATTCTTATGGCGTACCTGTATTCGAAACCCCCAAAACCGAGGTTAAAGGGCCTCAAGGAGAAGAAATATATTTAGGAGTAATAGATTATTGGCAAAACGAAGTAGATGGGTTAAAAGGTGATTCTGATGCTTTAAATGAGTTTTATAGACAATTCCCACGAACAACAAAACATGCTTTTAGAGATGAATCTAAATCCTCTTTATTTAATTTAACTAAAATTTATCAACAAATTGATTATAATGAAGATATAAACACAAATAAGTTAGTGACTAGGGGTAATTTTCAATGGGAACAAGGGATAAAAGATAGTAGAGTTATATTTTATCCAAGTAATAAAGGTAGATTTTATATAACTTGGGTACCAAACACTATAATTCAAAATAGACTTATAGAAAAAAATGGAGTTAAATATCCTGGCAATGAGCATATGGGTGCATTTGGTTGTGATCCATATGATATATCAGGAACTGTGGATAAAAGAGGATCTAACGGATCTTTGCATGGTTTAACTAAATTTAGTATGGAAGACGCACCAGCTAATCATTTTTTCTTAGAATATATCGCACGACCTCAAACCGCTGAAATATTTTTTGAAGATGTTTTAATGGCATGTGTGTTTTACGGAATGCCAATATTAGCGGAAAATAATAAACCTAGATTGCTTTATCATTTTAAAAGAAGAGGATATAGAGGTTTTGCAATGAATAGACCTGATAGATTTTGGAATAAATTATCAGTAACAGAAAAAGAAATAGGTGGAATACCTAATTCAAGCGAAGATATAAAACAAGCTCATGCCGCTGCTATAGAAAGTTATATAGAAACAATGGTGGGTTTTAATGGGGATTCATATGGGGATGTATATTTCCAACGAACATTAGAAGATTGGGCAAAATTTGACATCAATAATAGAACAACCCATGATGCTTCAATTAGCTCAGGATTAGCATTAATGGCTTGTAACAAAAATAGATATGCTCCTGTTAGCAGAATAAAAACACAACCTATTGAATTAGGAATAAAAAAATATGATAACAAGGGATTAGTTTCAAAAATAATTAAATAAATGAATATTACAACAAACTATTCTAGTACTTTTCCAAGTCAGACAGTGCCTGATGCAGAAAAAGCTACCATTGAATACGGCAGGAAAGTGGCTCAAGCTATTGAAACAGAATGGTGGAGACAAGGAGGTAATGGAACAAGATTTGCATTATCCTATAACTTGTCTCATCAAAGAAGATTATATGCTAAAGGAGAACAACCAGTTCAAAAATATAAAGATGAATTATCTATTAATGGAGATTTATCATATCTTAATTTAGACTGGAAACCCGTGCCTATTATATCTAAATTTGTAGATATAGTTGTAAATGGTTTATCTAATAAAGATTATGAAATTAAAGCTTTTGCACAAGATCCTATAGCATTAAAAAAACGAACAGACTATGCTACTGCTATTTTACAAGATATGGCGGCTAAACCATATTTAGATAGTCTACAAGCAACTTTAGGGGTAAGTGAATATCAAACTGATCCAAAACAACTACCGGAATCCAAAGAAGAATTAGATCTTCACATGCAACTTACCTATAAGCAAAGTATTGAAATAGCTGAAGAAGAGGTTATTAATACTACCTTAGCTAAAAATAGATTTGATAATATACGTAAAAGATTTAATGAAGACCTAGTAACATTAGGAATAGGAGCAGTAAAAACAGCGTGGAATAAAGCGAATGGGATTAAATTAGACTATGTAGATCCAGCTTATATGATATATTCTTATACAGAAGATCCAAATTTTGAAGATATATATTATGTAGGAGAAGTAGTAGGAATGACAATACCAGAAATAGCTAAAAGATTTCCGCACTTAACAGAAAATCAATTAACTAAAATACAAGAAACTAAAGGATATAGCTCGCAAGCAATGTATGGTTGGCAGACGTATGATCCTAATACTATACAAGTATTGTTTTTTGAATATAAAACTTACAATACTCAAGTATTTAAAATAAAAGAAACTGAACAAGGGTTGCAAAAAGCTTTAGTTAAAACCGATGAATTTAATCCTCCAGAAAATGATAACTTTGAAAGAGTTGAAAGAAAAATAGAGGTTTTATATCAAGGATGTAAAATTATAGGTAACAACGAATTAGTAGAATGGAAGCTAGCAGAAAACATGTCTAGACCTTACGCAGATACTACTAGAGTTGAAATGAGTTATACTATATGTGCACCAAGAATGTATAAAGGACGTATAGAGTCTTTAGTGAGTAGAATTACTGGGTTTGCAGACATGATTCAATTAACTCATTTAAAACTACAACAGGTAATTGCTAGAATGGTTCCAGATGGAGTATTTTTAGATATGGATGGACTTGCTGAGGTTGATTTAGGTAATGGTACTAATTACAATCCAGCAGAAGCATTAAACATGTATTTCCAAACCGGTTCTATTGTTGGTAGATCATTAACTCAAGAAGGAGACATGAATCCTGGTAAAGTACCTATTCAAGAACTACAAACCTCTTCAGGTAATGCTAAGATTGCTAGTTTAATTCAAACTTATCAATATTATTTACAAATGATAAGAGACGTGACCGGATTAAATGAAGCTAGAGATGGAAGTATGCCAGATAAAGATTCTTTAGTAGGATTGCAAAAAATGGCTGCAAGCGCGTCAAACACAGCCACAAGACATATTTTAACAGCGAGTTTATGGTTAACACTTCGAACATGTGAAAACATTTCTTTAAAAGTAGCTAGTTCTTTACAGTACCCATTAACATTAAATGCTTTAAAAAATTCTATATCTACTTATAATGTAGGAACATTAAGTGAGATACAAAACCTTTCTTTACATGATTTTGGTATATTCTTAGAATTAGAACCAGAAGAAGAAGAAAAAGCTATGTTAGAACAAAACATCCAAATGTCTTTACAGCAAGGTGGTATAGATTTAGAAGATGCTATTGATATTAGGCAAGTAAAAAACTTGAAATTAGCTAATCAAATGCTTAAACAAAAGCGTAAAGAAAAGCAAAAACAAGCGCAAGAAGCTCAACAACAGATGGCAGTGGCACAAGAGCAAGCAAAAGCAGCTACGGCTCAAGCAATAGCAGAAACCGAGTTACAAAAGCAACAAGCTTTAACAGCTTCAAATGTTCAATATGAACAAGCGAAGAATCAAATGGAGATTCAAAGAATACAAACTCAAGCACAGCTTGAAAAAGAAAAACTTCAATTAAAACATAAATATGATATGGAATTGAAGAAAATAGAAGTTCAAGCAATGAAAGAAAAAGAATCTTTTATTGAAGATAGAAAGGACAAAAGAACAAAATTAGAAGGAACTCAACAAAGTAAAATGATTTCACAAAGAAATTTAGATACTTTACCTATTAATTTTGAACAAGAAGACGAACAGGTAGTATAACCTGATATTTAATTAATTATATAATATTTTATTATGGCACAAAAAAAAGCGGCCGTTGAGGTCAAACAAGAAGGTGATTTTAAATTAAAATCTAAACCTAAACTTAAACCAAAAGATTTAAGTAAAAAAAACGAGGGACCAGTGAAGGTTGATTTCACTAAACCCGAAGCTCAAGGTGAAGTAATACCTGAAGTTGTAAAAGTAGATTTAACAGATAAAAAAGAAACAGATGCCGTTCAAGAGCGAAAAACAGAAGAAGTTCCTGATGATAAACCATCCGGAGATTTACCAGAAGTGGAAGCAGAAGTACGGGTCCTCAATACTGATGAAAATGCCGATATTGGGGCAACCATTGAAAAAATTGAAGAATCTAGTGAGACCAAAGTTTCAACTTCCAATAACGAGCAGGAAAAAGAAATAAAAAAAGAAATTAATAATCTTCCTGAAAATATTAATAAACTAGTAGATTTTATGAATGACACTGGTGGCAATATTGAAGACTATGTTAGATTAAATAGAGATTATTCTAATATAGATGAAAATATGTTATTAAAGGAATATTATAAAAATACGAAACCACATCTTAACGATGACGAAGTTAACTTTATGTTAGAAGATAATTTCAGTTTTGATGAGGACGTTGATGAACAGCGAGACATCAAAAAGAAAAAACTTGCTAAAAAAGAAGCAGTTGCAGAAGCTCAAAAGCATTTAGAAGATTTAAAAAACAAATATTATGATTCAATAAAGACTCGTAGTGTAGTTAATGAGGATCAACAAAAAGCTTTAGACTTTTTCAACCGCTACCAAGATGAACAAAAGACTGCAGAAACTAGGCATGAGTATTTTAAAAACGCAACTAAAGAGTTGTTTTCTGAAGATTTCAAAGGTTTTGATTTTAAAGTAGGAGAACAAAAGTTTAGATATAATGTAAAAAATCCTCACGCTGTAGCTGATAAACAATCTAATCTAAATACTTTTATTAACAATTATGTTGATGATCAAGGAAACATGATAGATCCAGCAGGTTATCACAAAGCTATGTATACAGCTATGAATTCTGATCAACTTGCCAATCATTTTTATGAACAAGGTAAGGCAGATGGAATAAAACAAGTTGTAGACGGTTCTAAAAACCCTGATACTGATGCGCCGAGGCAAGTTGCCGGTGGGGATGTGTTTGTAAAAGGATTTAAAGTAAAAGCTGTGAGCGGTGTTGATTCATCAAAACTTAGAATTAAAAAACGAAAGTTTAACAATTAAAATTTAGAAAAATGGCTTTAACCCCACAATTTGGTACTATTGTACCAAGTCAAGTACAGGAGGTTTTACAGTCTAACTATTTACAGTGGACAGATAATGGAGCTGCTAATTTTGCGGATTTCGCACAGCAGTATTTACCTGAAATCTACGAACAAGAAGTTGAAAGATATGGTAACAGAACTTTATCTGGATTCTTAAGAATGGTTGGTGCTGAACTTCCTATGACAAGTGACCAAGTAATCTGGTCTGAACAAAATAGATTACATATTGCATATGATAACTGTACAGTAGCTGGTAACGTAATTAACGTTAACCCAGGTGGTGCTGCAGATATTCAAAACGTTGTTTCTGCAAGAGCTACTGTTGTCGTTATGGACGACTTTGGCGCAGAAGTAAAAGCGTTAGTATCCGTATCGGATCCAGGTGCTGCTACAATTACTGTTGAACCTTATACAGCTGCTACTATTGCAGGTGCTGGTTTAGTTGGTAACGTAAAAGTATTTGTTTACGGTTCTGAATACTCAAAAGGATCAATCACACCTAACTTTGTACCAGGTGGTGGTGCTACTTCAACACTTGCAAACAGTCAATACATTAGTGTTGACCCTGCATTTACTCAATTTCATAATAACCCTATCATAATCAGAAACAAATATGTTGTTAATGGTTCAGATATGGCTCAGATTGGTTGGGTAGAAGTTGCTACTGAAGATGGAACAGGTGGATATTTATGGTATCTAAAAGCTGAGTCTGAAACAAGACTTAGATTTGAGGATTACCTAGAAATGATGTGTGTAGAATCAGAATTAACTGCTGTAGGTTCTGCAGTAGCTGCTGGTACTTCAGGTGCTATAGGTTCTCAAGGTTTATTTGCTGCTATCCAAGATAGAGGTAATGTAATGGTTGGGTTCTCTGCTGCAACAGGTATTGGAGATTTTGATGACATCCTTAGAAATTTAGATACTCAGGGAGCTATCGAAGAAAACATGTTATTCTTAGACAGACAAACTGCATTAGATTTTGATGATATGTTAGCTAACATTTCAGCAGGAACTGCAGGTGGTACTGCTTATGGTTTATTTGAAAACTCAGAAGAAATGGCTTTAAACTTAGGTTTTAGTGGTTTTAGAAGAGGTTCTTACGATTTCTATAAAACAGATTGGAAATATCTTAACGACGCGTCTACGCGTGGTGGTATGACTGGTCCTGCTTCTATAGAAGGTGTATTAATACCAGCTGGTACTACAACAGTTTATGATCAAACTTTAGGTACTAACATTAGAAGACCTTTCTTACACGTAAGATATAGAGCTTCTCAAAGTGATGACCGAAGAATGAAGTCTTGGTTAACAGGTTCTGCAGGTGGAGCATTTACTTCAGATCTTGATGCTATGGAAGTTAACTTCCTTTCAGAAAGATGTTTAGTAACTCAAGCTGCTAACAACTTCGTATTATTCCAAGGTGTTTAATTACAATTAAAGATACGGGTGCTTCGGCACCCAATATCTTTATTTTAACTATTTAATTATATTATATTATGGCAAAAAAGAAAAAAGAAGAAGAAAGTGTAGTAATTGAAGAAACTACACAAGTAGAAACAGTTGTAGAAACACCTGTTCCTACTAAAATAAAACCAGTTAATAAAATTGACTGGGAAATAAAAGATAGAACTTATTTACTAACTGGAAATAAAGAACCTTTAACGTTTACTATACCCAGTAAGCATACGAGAAGACATCCTTTATTATGGTTTGATACAAAGAAAAATGAACAAAGAGAATTAAGGTATGCAACTAATATGAATTCTCCATTTGTTGATGAACAAAAAGGAGAAGTAACTTTAGGTCATATTACCTTTAGAGATGGATCATTAAATGTTCCAAAAGAGAATATTTGTTTACAAAAATTACTTTCTTTATATCATCCAATGCGTTCACAAAAATATAGAGAACACATACCACAAAGAATTGCTCAAGATCAAGTAAAAGATATTGAAATTGAGATCGAAGCATTAAATGTAGCTAAAAACATGGATATAGAACATGCAGAAGCTATAGTTAGGGTAGAAATTGGATCAAAAGTTTCTTCATTATCTTCAAAAGAGTTGAAAAGAGATTTATTATTATTAGCAAAGAAAAATCCTCAATTATTTTTAGCTCTTGCGCAAGATGACAATGTTCAATTAAGAAACTTTGGTATAAATGCTGTTGAATTAGGTATTATTAATCTTTCAAGTGATCAACGATCATTTATGTGGGGATCTAATAATAGAAAATTAATGGTAGTACCATTTGATGAAAATCCTTATTCAGCTTTAGCGGCGTGGTTTAAAACAGATGAAGGTGTAGAAGTATATAAGTCTATAGAAAAAAGACTACAATAATAATATAAGGGGCGGATACGTCCGCCTCTATATTAAATAATAAAAATATAATGGCAGTAAACGTAGATACAGTTTATAAAACCGTATTGTTGATTCTAAATCAACAACAAAGAGGTTATATGACACCTGATGAGTTTAACAAAGTAGCGACTCAAGTACAATTAGAAATATTTTCAAACTACTTTGAAGACTTAAATCAACAATATCGTGTACCTCAAAATGATACAGAATATGCTAATAGAGTAAAAAATACCCAAGAAAAGTTACAATTCTTTCAAGCAACTGGTGGAACAACTTTTGTGGGTCCACATTTTACTTTAAATCCTACTGACATATATAGATTAGGAACAGTGTTTTATAAAGATACTGAACTTACTCAATATTCACAGAGAAATGAGTTAAAACAATTATTACTTTCCCCTTTAACTCAACCTACTAAACATTTTCCGGTTTATTTATACGAGGAAAACCAATTACATGTATATCCTACAGATATTAATGCAGATATAACTATATCTTATATTAAAACTCCTAGTGATGTTAATTGGAGTTATGGTGTCGGTGCATTAGGTCAATATCTATATCAAGCACCACCTGCATCAACTCCATTTGAACTAGATATATCTGAACAAACTAATATTGTATTAAGGATATTAGCATATGCAGGGGTTATAATAAATGATCCAACAATAATACAAGTTGCAGCACAAAGTGTAGCCGCAGAAGAACAAAATTCAAAAATATAAAAGATGTCACAACCTAATGGTGGATTAATCACCGAAACTAATCAGCAATATTACGCGGGTGCGCAGGGATTTACAACAACAGCTCCGCAGCAAGAGTTTACTTTTACATTTAATACTGCATTGAATTTAGGTTCACCTGACCCAGCTGCTGTAGACTATGCTTTAAATAATTTTAAATTATATGCTAGTGCTGATGGCATAACTTATACAGAAGTAGACAATGCTAATTGGCCACTTCTGTATCCTTACCAACTTACAGTGGCACCTGACAACAAGAGTACTATTACATTAGCAAACAACCTACCAGTTAATCATGTATTAGTATGTCAATTAAAAAGATTAGATGGTGGTAATTATGGCAATAAAGATGCTTATGGAATTACTACTGAACAAAATTATGGAGGTTATGCGTATATCACGGTAAAAGATTTAGTAAATAACTTTATGGTAGCATATGTAGGACAAGACAAAATAATACCAAGAGTTGATAGAAGCGACGTAATATTTCATACTAAAAGAGGTTTACAAGAGTTTAGTTATGACACATTAAAAAGTGTTCATTCTCAAGAACTCACAGTTCCAGATAATTTAAGCCTAGCTTTACCACAAGATTATGTTAACTATGTGCGTATGTCATGGATAGATAGAATGGGAGTACAGCATATAATATACCCTGCAAACAATTTAACAGATGCTCCTTATGAAACCCCTACTCAAGATAATTTAGGAGTACCCACTCAAGATAATTTTGGAGAAAACACAGAGGGAACTTCTTTAACAGAAGAACGATGGAAGACAGCTAATACAAATTTATTGAGTCAAAACTTTAACAATGCTTTATTTAATGAAGGAGCAGCTTGGTGGGGTTATGATTGGGGATATGGAGGTTTTTGGTATTATAATTATGGAGAACTTTATGGAATGGATCCTCAATATGCTCAATACAATGGTTGGTTTAATATGAATGAAAGAGAAGGAAAAGTTTCTTTTTCAAGTAATCTTAAAGGACAATTAATTATATTAGAATATATTTCAGATGGATTAGCTTATGATTTAGATAGTAGAATTCCTAAATTAGCTGAAGAAGCAATGTATCAACATTTATTGTATAGTATATTGTCAACAAGAGCTAGTACAATAGCAATAGCACCTCAATACAAAAGACAAAGATATGCCGCTTTACGTAATGCTAAAATAAGATTGTCTAATATTAAATTAGATGAAATAGCACAAGTAATGCGTGGAAAATCTAAATGGATAAAACGTTAATAAATGGCAGAAAGTAAAAAAACATTTTTCCCAGGAAGAATGAACCAAGACATTGACGCTCGTCTTCTTCCACAAGGAGAATACAGACAGGCGATTAATTTACTTATTAGTAGATCTGAAGGAGCTACTGTAGGTGAATTTGAAAATGTATTAGGTAATACTCTAGTAGGAGATTATATTGCACCAGGCATTGATATAGAGATTATTGGAATAAATGTAGATGAGCGAAATAATTGTATTTACGTATTTGCTACAGACTATAATTCTCCTGATGGCGATAAATTAGCAAGGGCTTCTACTGCAGCAAATTGTATTATTGCTCGTTTTGATTTACAAAATGGAACTCCTCCCGTAACTATAGTTCAAGGGTATTGGTTAAATTTTAACCAAAGATTTCCTATTAATCAAACAAATTTGGTAGATGATTTGCTGTTTTGGACTGATAATTTTAATCAACCTAGACGTATAAATGTAGAGTCTGCATTAGGAAATCCTTCTTTTTATCAAGAAGAATCTCAAGTGTCTGTAGCTCAGTATTATCCTTATGAAGCTTTAATACCTTTAAGACGTCAAACAGTTACTACTGTTGCTACAGGGAGTGATACTCTTATTACACTAACAGCTGGTAATGACCAAATACGAGTAGGAGATTTTGTCACGGCTAACGATAAGACTGAAATTACTTCATCTCCTATACAAAATTCTACCCCACCAGTAAGAGTGGTAGAAATTATAAATCCTGGAGTTAATACAGAGTTTAGAGTAGCTCCAGCTATACAACCCGGACCTATTCCTAGTGATGTGTTAATTGATTTTAGTAGAACAACTATGGAGAATAGATCAGATCTTTATCTTTCTAATTATTCTTTTCAAGAAGTTAGTTTAATATCTAGTCCTACTGAAATTAAAATAGATAATTGGGTAATGGGAGGATTTCCTCGTATTGGAGATAGAATAATAAATTTAACTACTCCAGGGAATATTCCAGCTGATTTAAGAATAAAAAACTTTGATTTTCTTTTAGGAACAGCTACCAATCCAGTTCAATGTAACATGTCAAGATATAGTTTAATATTTGACAAACCTGACAATGTTGATCCTGTAACAGGGGGTGCTCTGACAGGTTTTACAGTAGGAGATGAAATAGCTATTGCGCCTAACGATACTTATGATTCATTATTTGATGGAGATACCAAGTTTTTAGATGATAAATTTGTAAGATTTAGTTATAGATTTAGATTTGTTGACAATGAATATTCTTTAACAGCTCCATTTAGTCAAATTATGTTTATACCTAAACAATATGGAGAATTTGGATTAGGACAAACCAACACGTTAACTGATGCTCGTAGTAACACCACACCCATAGTAGGTACAGGTGCTTGTGCGGGTATAAATTATGATGGAACACAAATTTATAATTATTATCAAGATGAGAAAGATGCCTACACAAGTACAATATTAGAATGGTTTGAAAACGACATAGACTCTATTGAGTTAAAGATTCCGTTACCAACTGATGTTTCAGCTACTAAAAATACTATAGCTTATAAAACTATTGAAAATTTTAAAATAAATAAGATAGATATATTATATAAAGAATCTGATTCTCAAGCTATAAAAGTTCTAGATACAATAGATTTATCTTTAGTAGGAGAAAATGATATTGAAATTATAGATTATAATGATGATATAAATGGATTAATTTCTCGTTATTATTTAAGATATACTTATACATCAAACAAACCTTATAAAACTTTACCAGAAGGACAAACAACTAGAGTTTATGATAAGGTTCCTATTAAAGCAATAAGTCAAGAACTTATATCTAATAGAGTAGTATATGGTAATTTTCTACAAGGTATGACTCCTCCTGAGTCTATAGAATACACTGCAAATTGGACTCCTAAAGACTTACAAACGTCTGATTATTCTACTGAATATCCTTATCATACTATAAAACAAAATAGAACCTATCAAGTAGGTTTTGTCTTAGCTGATTATTACGGGAGACAATCTGATGTAATTTTATCTACATTAGATCAAACAGAAGATTTTAAAGGATCTACAGTTTATGTTCCTTATCTTTCAACTGGAGACGCAGTAGATGAACCAGTTAAAGATTGGTTAGGAAGAAATTTAACTTTAGATATAAGTGAACAAATTGGTACAACAATTAATCCAGCTCAAGGAAAACCAGGGTTATATAGAGAACAAGGTTGGATAGTAGCTTTAGATACCCCAGTTTACGGATGTCCTATTTCTGGTTTTGAAGAAAACGTAACCTACGCAACTACCACTAGTGGTGTGGGTACCGGGTGTACTATAAGAGTAACCTCAGTAACTCCTAAAATAACTGAAATAGATGATTATATTATTGCTACTGCGGGAAAAGGATATGAAGTAGGAGATACTGTAACAATAGAAAGTCCTACGGGATGTACAGCTACATTTGATATATTAGAAATAGGTGAAGCAAATCCTTTAGGATGGTATACTTATAAAGTAGTAGTAAAACAACAAGAACAAGAATATTATAATGTGTTTTTACCTGGGTTTGTTAATGGATTACCTATTTGTGATCAAGTATGGAATGGAGTAGTTAATAACACTAATGTTGATGGAGCTGGTACACCTACATCTGTTGCGTGTCCTAGCACCTCGCCTATAGAAACACAAAGAGGTAAAATAGCTTTTGCTACTTTATTAAGTGAAAACGTAAACAAAGTACCAAGAAATTTAGATGAAGTTGGTCCTACAGATCTAGAGTACAATAGTGATGAAATTTTATTTGTTAGAGTTAATAATCCTAATGTGATTCTTAATTCAACTGTAATAGAAGGGGTTAATAAACAATATTATCCTAATCAATTACAACAAAATGTCATAACTATAGAAACAGTTAGAGAAAGTGAAATTCAAGCTATTCCTTTTAGAGCTTTTAACACAGGACCTAATTTAGCTGTATGGCCTTTTGTTACTGATACTACAACCAATAGAGCAGTACCATGTGACTCTGAAAATGCTTTAGTACCAGGAAGTAGTCAAACTATGACAAAACAAGGATTTAGAGGAGAATATGGTTCCACTGTATTAACGGCTACTGATTGTTTAGCAGATGCTGGTGTTTACAAAGGAAACGTTTATAATGTTCCTTCAGGTTCTATTCCATGGGGAGATGTTGGTCCCACGGCACCTTTTTACGGGGCTGATCAAAATCCTTTTATAATTAAAATAGGTCAAGTAAACAATTTTGAAAATCCTATAGGGGCAATAGTAACAGATGAGCCTTTGATAGCTCAAGGGTGTTGTAGTCCTCCAGATCCTAACTGTGTTCCACATGATAGTAATTGGGTAAATGATATAAGAAGCATGCTACCTATATTAACTATAGCAGAAACTAAACCTGTTTATTCTTTATTGGATATATTTTGGGAAAGTACTTTAAGTGGAAAATTAGAAGTTTTAAATAGTTCGATTGCGTCTAATTATAATGGAGTAATAGGATGTAGCATAAGCGAGATAAATTTCCCTGAAGACACTCCTGATGGAACTGATTTAACTCCCGCTTTTAATTTTATTAATGGTAGTGGTGGTCTCGCAACAGTAACATCAGTAACTATTACTAATATATTTGCCCAATCTAATCCGGCTATATCATTAGTGCCTCCTAGCGATTATTTTTCTATTCAATTAAGTGGAGGACCTCCTACTGAATGGGAAATAGCTACAGCTGTAGGAAAAGAATTTTGGTTTAGAGAAAATTCTTTAACCCCAGGAGATGATATTTATGTATTATCCTTAGAAGTAGAATCAGTATCAGGAGGAGATACTTTTGTAGATAATCTTCCTAACGCTTTAACTATAAGTTTAGAAAACGTAGCCCCGGCAATTTACGAAGACGCGGGATATACTACAGATATTACTGGTGGTGCTTGGTCGATCATCTCTCCTAATCCTTCGGTTGTTCCTGGAGATATTATAACTTTATATGGATTAAATGGAAGTGTAGATGCTAGTGGAACTCCCGAGAATAGAAAACGCCAATTAGTATGGACTTTATTAAATGTATTTGGACCTAATTCTGTAGATGGTACTAGTGCTTTTGATTCTTTTCAATTATCGGCGGGTCCAGTAGATGGATCTATTGTTTTAAGTAATACTACAGAAGTTATTCCAGAAGTAGCATATGGATTTGAAATAGGTTTATGTGACGCAAATGGTAACTTAGCTAACGGTGCTTTATGTGTAGAAACAACTGGAACTGTAACTTTTGGAACTCAACCTGCACCGCTATCTATTGCAACTCTACCAGGAACTTGGGCTACTACTCAACTTTGTCCTGATAAGTATTTAAGCACTGAAAATTATCCTGCATTTGCGGGACTAGCTTCTAAATCTGGAGAATTTAGATTTACAAGAGCTGATAGTCTTTTTATAACTCAAGATTGTTTAGGAGCTGGTGTTATTACAGCTATTCCAGGAGCTAGTTCATCTGGGTATTTCTGTTGGAACGTGTGTGAAGGAATTACTGAACCAGCGCCTTATATTCAACCAGGTTTTGATGCATCAGGTATATGTCCGGTATTAGAAAGAGGAAGAGGAGATTTATTTCAAGGTACTTTAGATTTATTTGTATATTTCCAACGAGTTACTACTAATATTATAGGAGCAGGAAATATTACAGGAAAATTCAATATCCAATATAGAACAAGTAATGCCGCTGCATGGACCAATATTGATAGTGTCCCTGTAAGTAAAGCGGCTGATCCTAGCGCCACAGACTCTTTATGGAGTGCTAGTACTTCTGTAGCAACAATATCAGGAGCAACTACAGCAGATCCAGCATGTAGTCGAATAGGGTTTAGATATAAATTTGATCAAATAGGAGAATATAGAGTAGTATGTGCTATTTCTGGAACTCACGCAGATGATTGGGGATTTTATATTAACTATGCAGATGGAACATACACCGGAGCAACTGGTCCCTGCGAACCTTAGACCAAGTAATTAAGTAAAAAAACAAGTAATTATATTAGTAATGGCTTTAACAATAGATGTAAATTATTTTAATTCCTTTTATTTAAAAAGAGTTTATGGAACAGGTCCCCTGGGAAATATTCCTTATGTAGAAGGTCAAGGACCGGTACATGGTATTAACCCTGACAGTGCGTGGGAAACTGCTATAGACTATGAAAGTAATTTTTCTGGTAATGTAGAGCGAGATTGGGTTATAGAAGAAGCCAGAATAAGAGCAGGTTATAACAATACTAGTGTAGATTTTGGAGTAAAAGCTTATATAGTAGAAGATAATCCTAATCAACAACGATTAACTAATACTCTAATTTATTCAGGTATATTTAATTCTAGAACTGGAGTAAATAATACTAATGAATTTAGTGTAGGAGAAGAAATAACTAGAGGTGTAGATCCAGTAGGTGGAACTATTCAAAGACTTTATGCAGAAGACACTAACTTAATAGTATTTCAACAACGTAAAGTCAATGTAGCTTTAATAGATAAAGACGCTATTTATACAGCAGAGGGATTAGGAATTAGTACATCTGGAAATCAAGTAATAGGTCAAATAACACCAATACCAGGAAATTGGGGAATAGGTGAAAACCCTGAATCCTTCGCGGTGTATGGATATACAAAGTATTTTGTAGATAAAGAACAAAACGCTGTATTAAAAATGGAAGGAACTAACATTCAAGATATAGCAAGTGCTGGTATGATGGATTTCTTTAGAGATAGATTTGCGGGTTTAGGAACTAAAGGTTCTATTGTAGGTGGATATGATATTTATAATAAAAACTATGTAGTTTCTATATCAAGTGATGGAAGATTTGAGTCTAAATCAATAGAACCATCAGATAATATTTTAACTGGAGAAGCACGAGCATGGACTTTAGCGTGGGATGATAGAGTGGCTGGTTGGACTACTTTCTTTAATTATATACCAACAAACATGTTTAGCTGTATAGGAAGATTTTATTCTACAGCAGGTGGAGGAGTATGGCAACACTACACTAATTCATTAAGAAATTCTTATTACAATGAACCTAGTGACACCTCGTATGTAAAATTTGTATTTAATCCAGAACCGAATTTAGTAAAAACATTTAAAACAATAAATTACGAAGGAAGTAATGGTTGGGATGTTGTTCAGTTAGTCTCAGATCAAACCGGAGAAATAGAATTTCCAAGTGCTTCAGGATTGTATCAAACCTATGATGATGAAATAACTGGTGATGTAAGATTAGAGGATGGAACTTCTAGTGGTATTGATTATAGAGCAATATATAGTTATGACGAAGGTTTATATACAGATGGAGGTGTAGAATATAGAGCAGGGTTTGATAGAAAACAAAACAAATACTGGGCGGTTATTCCAAATAATACAGTAACACCAATTCCAGGTGAAGTAATATGGGGTAATCAAACAGTGGGAATAAAAGGTTATTATACTACAGTTGTAATGGGAACAGATAAAACAACTAATCTAGGTGGGTTGAAATCTTTATTTGCAACCAGTAGTGAGTTTATTATTAAATAAAATTAAATGAGTAAAGTAGATTTGAAAAAAAATCTAAATATATACAATCCAGAATTCCGCTCTAAAGTAGTAGAGCTAGAAGAAAGAATTAGTAGTTTAGATGAAAAATTTAAAATAAAACCAGCAGATTGTCCTTTAAAACATATGTTTTCAGATGGAATGTATGTAAGGGAAGTAACAGTACCTGAAGGAACGTTGGTTATAGGTAAAATACACAAGCATGAACATCCAGCTTTTTTATTAAAAGGTGAAGCTTTGGTGGTAACTGAATATGATGGAATAAAAGAAATGAAAGGACCTTGTTCTTTTATATCACTAGCAGGAGTAAAACGAGCAGTTTATGCTAAAACAGAGTTAATATGGACAACTGTTCATTTAAATCCAGAAAATATAAGGGATTTAGAAAAGTTAGAGAATGATAATATAGCTATTAACTATGAAGAATTTGATAAATTTATAGAAAGTAAAAGTAAAAAACAATTAAAACAATAATAATATGGCATGGGTAGCATTAGGTACTACAGTAGCAAGTGGTATAATTGGTGGAGCGGCAGCCAAAAAAGCACGAAAAAAAGCCGAAAAGCAAGCAAAAAAGTTGCAAGCCAAGTTAGATAATCTTGAGGCAAACAGACAACCTATATTAGATCCGTATGCGGGAGCTACTGATTTATCAGGTATGGCTACTGATTATTCGTCTCAATTTAGTAATCCTTATGCTAATCTAGCTGTAGCTACTCAAGCAGCAGAAATGCAAATGGAACAAACTGATATAGCACTCGCTAACACATTAGATTCATTAGCCGCTACTGGTGGAGGAGCTGGAGGAGCTACTGCTTTAGCTAGAGAAGCCGCTGCTAGTAAAAAATCAATAGCTGCAAGTATAGAACAACAAGAAGTAGCTAATGAAAGAATGAGAGCAGAAGGAGAAGCAAGATTAGAAGATAAAGTTATTGCAGAGAAACAAAGAATAGAAGGAATTGAAATGAGTCAAGCAGAAAGAATGCAAAATCTAGACGCACAGGGTCAATTATTCACCTTCCAACAAAGAGAAAATAGAGAGCAGATGCAACTAGATAGAACAGCTGCTCAATTAGATAATGCTTTAGCCGCAGCAAATCAAGCGAGAGCAGATCAAACAGCTGCGTTTACAGGAACGATAGGAGGAGCTGCTAGTACTTTAGGTACAATGGGAGCGGCGAATATAAAAACTGGAGGAACTTTCTGGAAAGCAAAAGGAGTATAATAAAATAAATAAAAATGTCATATAGAAATCCAAAATATACATACGTATCTGATCAACCCTACTATACTCAGCTAACAAATACTTTAGCTAAAGTGGGGCAAGATATTTCTAAAGCTAAAAGTGATTACGCTGAAGAACAAGTAGGTATAAATAAAGCAAGAACCCAAGCTGGGAGAGGAGCTAATCAAGCTTATGTTACTGATGCAGTAAAAACAAACACTTATGGTAATAAGACCACACAAGGAGCTATCCACAAACTATTTCAAGGAACAGGTAAGAGAGTAGGAGAAATTACTATGGCTACAGAAGGTGCAGATCCTCAATGTGAAATAGATGGTAATTGTGATGAGCTATATGCGGAATTAGCAATGCTTAATAGAGGACCAGAAGATATTAAGAATTTTACCGAAAACATGCTTACTGAATTAAACTACAAAGATATTAAGAATTTTGACGAATCTCAAGGTGGTAATTTTATTTTAGCAGCTAATATACTAAACCAAGAAGACATGACTACTCCAGCTTATGGTTATTCTTATGATATTCAGTATGCCACAGCGGGAGATCCACCTACACAAGATGGAACTTACGACTGGGTTTTTAAATTTGATGAAGCTAAAGCTAGAGAACAATTAGCTAAAGATGGAAAAACTCCAGAAGAAATTGACAAATTAATACCAGGATTAAAATTCGATGGTAAAGATACTTTTTCTATTAATAGTGGAGGATTAAAACAAAACATGGCAAATGGAGATATATTTGTAGAAACTCCAAACATGACAGAAGAAATGGATGATATAATATCGAGTGCAAATATAATATCAGAATTTGATACAGATAAAAACGGTAAAAGAATACCAGGAACGGGATCTTTTAATGTAGAAGATTTTATGATAGAAGGAATTTATACTCAAGAACAAACTGGCACCTTAGGAAAAGGAAAAGATGCTGTGGCTATGTTTGAAAATTATGTATCAATTGATAGAAACAAAGTAGCTAATAGATTAGAGTTTGAAATTGATCAAAAAATGGATTATTATTCTCAACCCCAAAATCAAGGTCAAGCTATCGCTATGTATAACAAAGTTTTATCTGGAGCAGATACTACTAATTTAGATTTAGAACGTATTGAATTAGAAACTGGATTTAAATTTGAAAGAAAAGATGGAAAATTAAAACCTTCTTTAGAATCATGGGCATCAGAATGGAATAATAAAGATGGTTTATCCGCAGAAAAATTAGGATTATTTAAACATTTATTAAAAAATTATGCAGTTGATGAAGTTACTAAGACTTTAGAAAGTGAAGCTTACAAAAACCAAAGAAAATATAATCCTAATCAAGTAGTTACTATAAGCGACAATTATAATACAAATAAATAATATGAGTAGTACTCTTACACCAACTCAATATGTATCTAATGGAATGAGATTTAATGTTACTCCAGATAGATTAGAAGAGTTTATGCAAAAATATCCCGCTGCTAAATTAGCAAGTGAGGCACCTATGCAACACGCGGCTACTACACAAATATATTATACAGAAGACGGTAAGCAATTTAGAGTATCTCCTGATCAAATAGATAAATTTAAAGCTGAAAACCCTACTGGAAGAACTATAGAAGAATGGAATACTCATATTAAAGATGAACAAGATAAGTATAAAAAGGAGTTAGAAGAAAATAAACGTAAGCATGCAGAAGCATTGGCTAATGAAAGCGAAAGAGTTCAAAAAAGTGTTGATAAAATTAATAGTGATTTTGAAAATCATTTTGAAAATAAAGAAGATGAAAATTATATTAAATTAAAAGATGCTTCATATCAAGAAAAAGCTAAATATTTAAAAGAAATTGAATTAAATGAAAAATATTCTAGTTTAGACAATGGAGAACTAAGTTTTTGGGGTAATATGAAAAACCTTGCTAGTGAAATAATAAATAATCCTAGTTTAGTTCCAGGTCAGATGGTGGTTAACGCTACCTCCGCGAGTGCTCAACAAAAAAGCGCTTATGATGCTGAATTAGAAATTCAAAGACTTAATACTCTAGAAGAAACAACTAATCAATATACAGATTCTAAAGAGTATGAAAAAATAATGCAGGAAAAACTAGAATTACATGCTAAGTTGGATGCTGCTTATAGAGACGTAAATATTGTAGATATACAAGGCGGAGTAAATTATTTAAATGGAGCTATAGATAGAATAAAAAGTAGAAAAATTTCCGAACTTGGTCAAGAGTATATTATAACTAATGAAGAAGGCGAAGAAATTGTTGATACTGAAAATCCTATGTATCAAGAAGAATTAATAAAGATTCAAGACGAGGAAATAGAAATAACTAGAGAAGACTTTGATAGTGATTTAGATTTTAATCTTTATAATAAACTACAAGATGATAGGAATATTTTAGATGATATTAAAGCTAATTTAACAGAACAGCTTGGATTAGAACAATCAGTTAGAAATATAAGTGACGACGCTGCTAGAGAAGAAGTATTAAATCAAGCGTACAATCTAACTGATTACAATAATAATCCAGAATATAAAGAATTACTAGAAAAGTTACAATTAAAACTAGAAGCTGCAGGAACAACCTTAAGTTTAGAAGAAATAGCAGAGAAAATATCAAGTGGGATTGATAAAGAGGAATACTGGAGAAGTGAAAAAGAATTTGGAGGCGTTGGTCATAGCGATTTTGTTCATGGTGGTGTAAACAAATTAGGATCTATCCTAGAAGAGAATATTGAAAATGCTTATATTGATCAAATTAAAACTGATTATAAAGTACAAGAAAATTGGATGACTGATGGGTACAAAGTAACAGTAGGATTAGATAATAAATCAACGATGTTTCAAGGAAGAGCATTAATAACTAAACCCACTAAAGGTTTAATTGATAGAGCAGCGTTAAGTTTGGGAAATGCTGAGGATTATATTCAATCAAAAGATAAAACAGTATTAGTAGATGGAGTAGAAATAGATGCTCAACAGGCAGCGAAAAACGAAGCTTTTCAAGATCTTATTACTTCAGATTCAACTATTAAATTACTAATGAATAATTATGCTAAAGAAGCTACTCCTATTCTTAAAAACTATAAAAAAGAGTTAGAAGAAAACTATGATTTAAGTAAAAAAGAAAATGTAATAGAAGTAAATAGACTTTTAGCTGCTAAACAACAGGAGTTAACTATAGACAAACTGTATGACAGTGAAGAGTGGAAAAAAATAACTACTAGTTATGGAATGGCGTTAGACAACGTAGCTCAACAATATGATTCAGAATTTAAACGAAATGACAGTTGGGTGCTTTGGGGGTTAGATAAATTAAGATTAAAAGGGGCAGGAGAAACTGATTATATACCTATAAATGATACTCTAGCTGATTTACTTGAAGGAACAGTGTCAGGTGTTGAGGGAATAAGATCTTCTATAGCGGATAAAGCTTGGGGAAGTATCGCGGGTAATAGATTTAGAGCTAATAGAGCTAGAGCAGATGTACTAGATCAACAATTAAAAGATGAAGATTTTACTAAAGAAGATAAGGTTTACTGGCATAATGGTAAATGGAATGTATGGGATGAAGGAGAAGATGAGGAGCGTAGAGACAAACGCACTTATAATGCAGGTGAATTATCTAAAGAATTAAAAGAAAATAAGGATTATTGGCAAAAAGAAATAGTTGAACAAATAGAGGATGTTGCAGAAAGTGAAGAATGGTTGTCTGTATTTAAACAAGCTGACTATAGTGATGGTATTTCAATAGGAGACGCCGCGTTAACCGTAGGACAAGCTCTACCGCATATTGGAATAGCAGCAGCAGGAGCTTTAACAGGTAACCCTATGTTAGCTTATCTAGGAACTGCTACTATGTTTGCACAAATGTATGGTGATAATTATTGGAGTGCTATAGAAAACAATCTAGATAAAACAGGTTTTAGCAAAGAAAAATTAAAACAAGCTTACCCAGAGAAATCAGATGAAGAAATAGAGGAATTATATATTAAAGCTGCAACTAGTAATTTGCAATCTGGACAAGGAGCTAATATGGCGCATTCAGCAGCAATGGCCGCGGTACAAACAGCTTTAGAAACATATGGTGCCCAACAAGTTGTAGGGGGAACTCAAAAAGCTTTAGCAGGTAAAATTCCAGGTAATCCTTTTCATTTAGGAAATTTATTTAAAACTTCTATGGATGACATTGGATCAGGAATATTAAGAGGATTAATTCATCAAGGAGGAAGTTCGTTAGAAGAATTTGGAACAGAGTTTATGCAAGAAATTGTTGGTCAAATATCAACAGCTCAGCAAGGAGGTTTAGAAAGCACTGCTTTAATTGATGTTAGCGCAGCTCTTCAAGCTGGTATTGGTGGTGCGATTACTGGATTTATGTTACCTTTTAGTGGTAGCATGTATAGATTAGGTTCTACAGCTATAAGACAAGCAGCTAACGATATAGCATTGGAATATGCTCCAGATGGTAAAAGAGCTCAATCAGTCGCCATCTCTAATGCGTGGTTTGAAGATTCTAAAAAGAAATTAGATAAAGAATATAAAAACAAATTAGACGATCCTGCAAAAAAGCAAGAATACTATGATAAAATTAGTGCTCTTTCTAACTCATACAATGCTAGTGTTAAACTTGGATTGTTAGGTAAAGGGAAAGATAATTTTACTCAAACAATGACCGCTGAAAATAGAAGAGCAGTGTTAGATGGATATGTAGAGATTGAAAATTTACAGAATCAAATTGAGGGATTAGATAAAAATGATCCTCAATTATTAATTCTAAAAGAACAATTAAAAGAGGTTCAATACGATACTGCTGAGATAATTAAAGCAGAAAAAACTACTGCACGTGTTACTAAGATCATGAAAGATATAGGTAAGGCAAAAGAAGTAGTTATATTGGATGATTTATCAGCAAAAGAAAGAAAAGCTTTAAGAAAAAGCCAAGGATTTGGAGATAGAACCACTGGTATATTTGGAGAAGATGGTAAAATATATATTGATAAAAATTTATCAGCTCAATTAAAATCTGGAAACACAGCTGCTCACGAACTGCTTCATAAGGTTATGTTTAACACTTTATATGATGTAGATGCTGAAGGTAAAATACAAGGGAAAAACGTGGCTCAAGGATTAGTTAATGCTCTTGATGGTTATTTAGATCAATTAGATCCAGAAAACACTAGAGGTGGTAAAGAATTTGCTCAAAGATTAAAAATTTATAAAGATCGACCTAATACAATAAAAGCAGAAGAAAAACTTATGTTGTTTGCAGACGCTATTGAAAATGGTGATATTAAATTTGATGAAAATGTATTTACTAAAATAGGAGATGTAGTACGTAGGTTCTTACAAGATGTGGGGATAACAGATGTTAAGTTTAATTCTGGTAGAGATGTGTATAACTTTTTAAAAGATTATAATGTAGCTATTAAAAAAGGTAAATTTGGTGATGCTTTAACAAATGTAATGGAAGAGGGTGCTGAAGTTGGTGAAAATATAGAAAGAATCACTGATGATGAAAACTTAGGATCTATGAGGAAAAGTGAAGCAGCTGCTACAGATTCTTATGCAGAAACGGATACTTTAATTAACGATCCTGATTTTGATTTAGAAAATAGTTTTGACCAAAAAAGAGCTCTTAAGATCGCTGCTCCTGTAATAGAAGCTACTACTCAAAGATTATGGGATCCAAAAAGTTTGTTAACTAGAGATGAATTTAAGAAAACTTTAGAAAAAGAATACTTAGATTCTTTACAGGAATATGATGCGGATAGAGACACAGGTATGAATGCTGGTAAATCTATTTCTAATAAGTTTAATTTAAGAGCAGCTAAAGTAGCTAAAGATAATATAGGTAAGGTTGAAGCAGAAAGTTTAGATGCTGAACAAGCAAAGCAAGTGCCAGACACTACAAAACAAAAAGATTTTGACGCTCCATTAGCTAAAGAAGACAAACAAAGAAAGAAAAAATTAACAGTAGAAAATAAAGTAGTAGATAGGGAAGTTGCAGGTGAGATTAAAAATCAAATAAAAGAAAATACTAGATCTACTATTTCTGTTTTGTTAAACAAAGGAAAATCAGTAGAAGATATTGTAAAAGCGTTAGATAAAGAAGCTAAGGAACAAGAGTTTAAGGATGTAAAAGGAAAAAAGACTTTAGCATCTAAAGCTTATGAAAGCTTTATAGATAATCTTATAAACAATAAATTTATAAAAAATATTTCTGTAGCAGACATGAAGTCTAGATTTAAAAATCTATTTAATGTAAAAGAAACTGGTAAAATTCCACAAAAAGGAATTAGTCCTAATACAGGAAAAACTACTAACTGGAACAAGCAGGTGTTTAGTGTCACAGCTCCTTCAGATATAGATTTAAAAGAATATTTTATTCCTAAAAATCTTAAAAATTTAACTCCTGGAGAAAAAGATACTTATACAAAAAGAGCTAATTCATTATTTAATTTAATAGCTAAGGATATTAAAATAGAATCTTTACAAGAACTTAAAAATGATAAAGATTATATGAAGAATTTAGATATTCTTCTTAAACAACAAAACTCTCCTTTAACTGCTACTCAATTCATCGATGCTATAGATCAAAAATTAGACAGAAGAAACCTAGAAGACACATCTTTAGACACTGTAAGAGCTAGTGAAGCCTTACCAACTCAAGACAAGAAAAAAGCTGAAGAGAGAAAGGCTAAACGAAAAAGTGAAGCCCTTAGAAGCAATAGAGAAAAAATAGCTAAACAAAAAACCAGAGACGTTGGGGTTGAAGGAATAGTTCCCAGATATAAAAGAGGAGAAAAAATTAAATATAAAAAAATAAGGGAAAAAAGTAGAAGATTAAAAGATGGAACTATTAGAAAAGCCGGAGTAACCGAGGTAACTGCTCCTGCAAGTCAAGTTCCTGCTTATGCTAAAATAGAACAAAGTCCTGAATCTATACGAAAAAGAAAAAGAAATGTTTGGGGTCATTATAGTGTTATGGGAGATTCTGTTATGGGATCTAAAACAATGACAGGAAACAACTCTTCTTTTTATCAATTTAAAGAAGAAAAAAGTTATAATGGAAAAGAAAGAGAACATAGTTTAGATAAGGATTTAAATAGTACTTATGATACCAACATGTTTTATGCTGATGCCAGATTAGATACAGCAGCTATTACACCAGACATGACCTTTCAAGAATTTAAAGATTTACCTCAACATAAAGATGTAGATTGGGATGGTAATGTTATACCAAGTGGAATAGATATAGAACAGATATTTAATAACGCTCAAGATGTAGCTATATTAAAAAAGCAGGGAGTTCCTATGTTGGAAGTAGAACCTGGAGTTTTTAAACTAAATAAAAAAGCTGCTAATTCTATTGATATTGAATATGAAGTTGATGGTAAAAAAACCAGTGTATTAAAAGAAGCTCAAAAAGAGCAAATAGGATCTAAAAGTTATAGAACATGGTCTCCTAAAACTTTTATAAAAAAAATAAGTGATCCTCAGTGGAGAAAACAGCAGGTAGATAAAATTAAAGTACTTTATAATCTTGCTCAAGCTGTTCAACTAGATTTAAAAAACAATCCTGAAAATTTAGGATATTGGACAGATTGGTTTGCAGCGGTTGATAACAATTCTAATCATCCTTTAAGAGCTTTAGCGCCAATAAGATTTTTTAGTAAAATAAAAAACTTAGTAAATATTGCCGAACATTCTATGCCGGTTAATCAAGTTTCCAGTTTAATTTTAGACATGGCAATGAGAGGAGAAGTAGAGAATGAATTTGATTTTATAAAAAAGCATTATAGACAAGGACAAGTAAGAAAAGCTGATGATGATAAGTTAAAAAGAAGTTTGAAAGACGGTACAGATCTTACTAAAGATATGGGTACACAGTTCTACGATTTAGAAAATCCTAACACGTGGAAGAGATATGTAGAAAAAGAAGTAAATGGTAGGGACAGTCAAGGAGGAATAAATTTAAACACTTATGAAACCTGGGACGAAACAACTGGGAAAAGACAAACCATAGCTCAATCTGAAGGCGTGGGATTAACTGAAGCCCAATACACAATGCCTGATGGAAGCTTAAACCCTAACATTATACAGCAGCAAAATAATACCCTTTATGATATGTTTACTAAAGGGGAACCTACTGCTAAAGTAGCTAAATCTACTTTAACCTCTAAAGCTAATATAAATACTCAAAGAGCTAAAACAGTACAAGGTAAAAAAATAGTGAGAATGAACGAAGGTATTTTTAAAAAGAATAGTACCTCTAGTAGTTTAAAACAAACTATGTTAAATTCTCAGGAAACAGCTGCTAAAGCAGAAAACCTTAACGCTCCATTAAAAGGTATTAGTGTTTTTGATATGGATGACACTCTAGCTATTACTAAAGAAAAAGTTTTAGTTACTTTACCTGATGGGACTACTACTAAGCTTAATGCTACAGAGTTTGCTCAACAAGCAGAAACTCTTCAACAGCAAGGAGCAACATTTGATTTTAGTGAGTTTGTTGATGTTAAAGGAGCTAAAAAAGGTCCATTAGCAGATCTTGCTTTAAAACGTCAAGGGAAATTTGGTAGCGGAGATATATATGTGTTGACAGCTAGACCTCAAGCATCGGCTTCAGCTATTAAAATATTTTTAGATGGTATAGGTTTAAATATTCCTATAGAAAATATAATAGGATTAGAAGATGGAAGTCCTCAAGCAAAAGCTGACTGGGTATTATCTAAAACTGCAGAAGGATATAATGATTTTTATTTTGCAGATGATTCTAAGATGAATGTAGATGCAGTTAAACAAGTTTTAGATCAAGTAGATGTAAAGTCTAAGGTTCAAGTTGCTAGAGCCAACGAAGCTGCAAATCTAGATAAAGAATTTAATGAGATCTTAGAAGAAACTACTGGGATGAAAGCAGGTGCTGAATATTCTGATACTAGAGCAAAATTAGAAGGTAAGAAAAAAGACAAAGGTTTGTTAAATTGGTTAGGAAATCAAGTAAGTATTACTGCTTCTGCAGAAGATTTTCTAGGACTATTATATGATGTTTTAGGAACAGGCGAAAAAGGTACTCAACACTTAAAGTGGATTCATGACAATCTTATAGATGTTTATAATAAAGCTGAACAAGAGATTTTATCAGCTAAAGTCACAGTTGCAAATGATTTTGCTGCGCTTAAAAAACAATTTCCTAGTTTAAGAAGTAGAAGAGGCAATAATCCTCTAATGAATGAAATAGGGATTGGACCTTATACTAAATCTCATGCAATAAGAGTCTATAACTGGGTTAAACAAGGTATTGATATGACTCAGCATGGTATGTCTAAAAGAGATATTGATGCGTTAGTTAAAGCGGTAGAGAATGATAATGAACTAAGAGTATTTGCTGATGAAGTAGTGTTGATTCAAAAAGATTCTAAATATCCTCCACCCACTAAAAACTGGCAAGCTGGAGATATAGCTACTGATATTACAAATAGTTTAGAAAAAAGCTTGAGAAGAAAAGCTATGGCTCAGTTTGACAGAAATGTTGATATTATATTTTCAGAAAAAAATAAAAGAAAACTTAGAGCACTGTATGGAGATAAATGGGTTAGTGCACTAGAAGATTCATTGCGAAGAATGAGATCTGGTAGTAATAGACCAGTGTACGTAGGAGGAGGCTCTAGAATTGTTAATGAATTATTAGATTGGTTAAACGGTTCTGTTGGTGCTATAATGTTCTTAAATATGAGATCTGGATTGCTTCAATTAATATCTAATGTAAATTTTATAAATTGGGGTGATAATAATATAGTAGCTGCGGCTAAAGCTTTTGTAAGTAAATCTTATTGGCCAACAGTGTTAAAATTAATGAATTCTGATTACTTAGTTAATAGACGAGATGGATTAAAGATTAATGTTAATGAAGCAGAGCTTGCTAACGCGGCTAACCAGGGTGGAATTAAAGGGGTAATTGCTTTTTTATTAGATAAAGGATTTATTATTACTAGAATAATGGATAGTTTAGCAATCGCAACAGGTGGTGCAACGTTTTTTATTAATAGAAAAGCTGCTTTATTAAAAAGAATAAATAAAGATACTGGTAAATTACATACTGAAGCAGAAGCTGAAACAAAAGCGTATAATGATTTTTATGCAATAGCAGAAGAAAGTCAGCAGTCAAGTAATCCAAGTAAAATATCCCAACAACAAGCTAGTTTAGCTGGTCGTGTTATACTTTCATTCCAAAACGTTACAATGCAGTATAATAGATTAACTAAAAAAGCAATAAGAGATTTATATAATAGAAGGAGAAGACCTGGGCAAACACAACGAGAAGCTGATCTAAGCAATATGTCTAAAATAGTTTATTACATGGGAGTTCAAAATGTTATATTCCATTCTTTACAAAAACTTCTTATGGCAGGATTATTTGATGATGAAGAAGATGAAAAAACTAAAGATAAAACAGCAGAAGTCGCTAATGGAATGTTGGATTCATTATTGTTTGGATTAGGATTTGGAGGAGCAGCTATTTCTACTATAAAAAATGTTATTTTAGAACTAGTGCATCAACATGGAAGAAAAACTCCAGAGTATGAAGAAGCGGTATGGAATTTATTTGATTTTTCTCCAGTACTAGACAACAAAGTACGTAAGATGCGTAGTGGATTCAAAACATTTAGTTGGAATAAAGAAGAAATAAGAAAAAGAGGCTGGAGTTTAGATAACCCAGCTTATCTGGCTGTAGCCCAAATCATCGCAGCAGGAACAAATATTCCAATTGATAGAGTGCTTAGAAAAAGTATGAATTTAAGAGCTGCAATGGATGAAGAAACTAGAAACTGGCAAAGAGTAGCTTTAGTACTAGGTTGGGATACATGGAGTGTAGGACTTCCTTATTGGGGATTAGAAAGCACTATAAAAAGAGAAGCTGAAGATAGAGCAAAAGCAAAACTACAATACAAACAAGATATTAAAAAGCTTAAAGCTATGGGTTATAAAAAAGGTGAAGATAACGGACCAGATGTTATCGAAGTAGAACATTTCACTGGGATAATACAATACTGGAGTAAATAAATTATTATGAAAGAAAAAATTAAAAAAATGATCGACAAGTTACAGCAAGCTTGGAACAAATTGCTATATAAATTAATGTTTAAAAAATACAAATAATGAAAAATTTAATTATAATCTTATTATTATCTTTTTCTTTAACTGCTAACGCACAGGAGAGAAAGAATAAATGCATGGTTACTAAAATAGAATATGTAGAATCTTATAAAGTAAAAGTTACTAAAATAAATAAATGTACAAATGTTATTGTAGTAAGAACATATTTGAAAAAAGAGTGGGACGCATTACAAAAGAAAAGAAAATCACGTAAAAAGAAAAACTAAATGAAACAAATTTTACTTACGCTTTGTTTACTTATTAGCTTTAACATAAGCTCACAAGACAAAGGAAAGTTCTTCAAATCTATTTATGATGAACTATTTAAATATAGTACTGTATATGTAGCTGGAGACATGCAGAATCCTAAAGAAAACGCACCAGATTATTTTGTAAGACCTGGTGAAGACGGGGGATTATATAGTATACCACAGGTTGTAGATGGAACTGTTTACCATGAATTTGATTATAGATATGGTATAGGTGTTAGAAAACTAGCTAGATATGATTATGAAGTTAAAGGGGCACAATATTATGATGGCACTGAAAACAATGTAGGTTTATCTGCTACTAATTCTCCAGTTAAAGGATTAGAATATGTATTCCATTGGGAAAAAGAAAGAGAAAGAGATGAACTATATGATAATCATAGATACTTTTTAAAACATAGTGGTAAATATCACATGGTTAAATTAGAAAGTAGAAAACAAGGGAAAGTAAATTTTGATTATAAATCAGCAGAGGTAAGAGCTAAATTACCTATTGGTAAAAAGTTTAGTATAAGTGCAGGCGCTATTTATAGAACACATGAAAGACCTTACGGATATAATCCAGTGGAAATCTGGTTAAATGAAACTAACGAGTATATAGTTGATGGTCAAGTATATGAATACCCAGCTAATCCATGGTATACTTTAGGTTTTTATTATGGATATGATGATATTTATTATACATCAACTAGCTATGATCCTAACACAGGCCAAGAAGTACAAACATCAGATTGGTATTGGGTTAATCCTGAAGGTGAAATCGTTGCTTATAGTGATTTACAATTTCGTGATACTGTATTTCCTAATTTAATGAATCGTTATAATAATGAAATGTGGGAAGGTATAGATAACTTTGGAGTTGTATCTCCTGTGGTCGGTTTTGACTTTTACCACTACAAAAATAAATTCTGGCTTCACGCGTATGGATCCTACTTATTACCATATCACAAATATGTACATGGTGATGAGGCTTTTAGTTATTTAAATAGAAATAACTGGGGAATGGGAGGATTAATGGAAGATGCAGAGCATGAGCAATGGGAAGATTACCAAACTGGATTAGTATTTGGTTGGAAAATAAATAGAAGTATAGGAATTTTCTTTGAAGGTGAATATACTAAATTCTGGGATTCAGAAATATATAACAGTTCAGTTGGTCTGAATATAACTTTAAAATAAATAATTATGAGTAGTAAATTTACATCGCCATTTATGGCAAAAAGTCCTTTAAATGAAAACAATAGTGAAAGGCAAGAATTCGTAAGAGACACCATAAGATTAAATCAAAAAAAATTAATTGAAGGTGTAAATGTTAACGATGGTTTACTTGATGATACATATGCTGACGAGATAGCTAGAGAAGCTAATTGGTGGGGAAAAGGAAAAATTAAAGAAGGTATAGGGTATTATTCCAACCAGGATATGAGTGAAGTAATGTATGATAAAAAAGGTCCATACGTAGTTAATTTAAAAGAAAACGAATCATTTAGACCAGGTAATACACACGAACTTTTAGACGACTAAAAATAAATAATAGTTCAGTTGGTCTGAACATAAAACCAAGATAAAATGAAAAAATCACCATTAAAATTAATAAATAAAGTTTTAGGAAAAACTAGTCCTTTAAATGATATGACAGAGAATGAAAACGAATTCAGTCAAGATCAAAAAGATATTATTTCTTCGTATCGTTTAACAGAAAGTGATCCTACTTTACCTAAATGGGAGCATGATATAAGCGATAGGCAAATTTTACAAATTGATTCATTAAAAACAGGTAAGGGAAAATATGGAGACATGAGTTTTAAAGAAACATATCCATTACAAAGAGATATAATGAGAAAGGTTTGGTATAAATCTATGGATCCAAATAAAGGCACTAAACCTCCAAGTTGGATTAATCAAGATTAAAAATGCCAATCTGGAAAATAATTATACTAATATTAATGTCAATAGGATATATTTATATCATTATTAAATATCATAAACTAAATAAAAAATGAAACTATGGAAACTTGTCCTTTATGTGGCGGTCATTGTGGCCTTTGTTAGCAGTTGCGCATCGTTAACGCCAGCGCCGTCAAACACAATTAAAGTCTTAGCTGTAACAGCTGAAGGTGATACAATACAGCTTGATGTTAATTCATTAAGACCTAGAGTGTATCAAAATATATACCATACATATCCTTATTATCATAATTACTGGAGACCATCTCCTTATTATGGTTGGGGTTGGAATAATTATTATTACACTAGACCTCAAGGAACTAGACCTAATAATGTAAATATTCCTAATATAGTTATACCTAACAAACCCACCGGCACATATAATAGACCTGCTAATCCAGGAACTGGTCCATCGTTATCACCAAGTTTAAGTACACCAACAAATTCTAATACAAATAAAGGAGGAAATGGCAGCACCACAAATAAGCGAGGAAACTAAAATAACATTAGATCTTAAAACTATCGGAATGATAGTAGGGTTTACAGTTACTATAGCTAGTATGTATTTTGTAATGCAGGCAGACATTGCAGAAGCAAAAGAATTACCTAAACCCCCAATATCTAAAACAGAATGGGAGTTGAAAGATGAGTTAATTCGTAATACTATTATGGATACACAAGATGATGTAGAAGAGATCAAAGAAACTATCGAAAAAATAGATGAGCGTTTATATGAAATAACGAAAAAAATAAACTAATGAAATATTTTAATTTAATTTTACTATTGATTTGCTTTAACACCTATGGACAAGAATGGGTAACAGATTCTACTTTTGATAGTAAAATAAACGAAAAGCAAGCTTTTGGTGATGATCAAACATTGCCAGTAGTAGTTGAGTTTTGGGCTGAGTTTAACGACGCTAATAAGTTTGAGGATTGGAATAAGCTAGAGGATGTAGTTTATTATAGAGCAGATATAACTAAATGTCCTGAAGCAAAAAAGAAATATAAAGTAAGAATGGTACCTACTATAATTATATTTAAAGAAGGTATTAAAGAAGAAATATTTAAAGCTGGTTTAGATCTATTATTACCAGCGGATTTAAATGAAATTCAATCAGCAGTAAACGAAATAAACACTGCAAGTAAATTTTAATAAAATGAAAAAAAGGAAATTAAATAGTACTAATCCTAAATACTATCCTGTTCCTGAAGAAAAGAAAGTAAAAGTTCGTAAAGAATTAATAGCTAGTATTGACAAAGGAGTGTATCGCAAAAAAAGAAAGATAGTAAATGTATACGCAGTTTATGTATAATATAGGATTTGAAATAGAAAAACAATTTATTCCCACTATAGTAAGAGATGTAAGAATAAAAGAAGTAAAATTTGAAATCATAAAAGAAGTAATTAAAGAACCATCATGTGGTGAAGAAATTATAACTCATCCAATGGAGCTTACTTCTAACATGAATAAAAGAAAAGAAATTTTTAATAAATTTATTGAAGCGCAGCATTTAATAGCAACTCCTATAACTGTAAAATGTGGGACTCATGCTACTCTTACAATAGAAGGAGAAAACGATGGAGAAAAATTATTAGAAAAGATAAAACCTTATGCGTCAGTTTTATATGCTTTGTATAAAAATAGGTTATTCAATAACTATTGTTGTGGAAACTTTTGTTTACTAACAGATAAGGAAATAGAAAAAGGAATAGAAGGTTTAAACAACAAAGAATACAAATATAATACCATTAGTAGTTATGCTGATAGGTTAGAGTTTAGATTATTTCCAGCTATAAAAAATCATAAAGAATTATATTACTTATATAGTTTAATTTATATAGTAGTAGATTCTGCTTATAAACAAGTAGATCAAAACGAGTATTTAAATAAAATAAAAAATTTTTTAGAAGATTATTACTGGAAACCCTCGGCTTTAGAAAATTTATTTTTTAATGCTAAATGGTTTAATAAGGCTATTTTAAATCGTGAAACCAATCCTATAATTAGTAAGTATATACGTAATACTAAATGGCCTGAAAGTTATCAAGGTAAAAGAAATATTTAATTTACACTATTATGAGAATAAGTGATCACATTACGTACGCAGAGGCAATACACTCTAATACAGCTAAAAGAAAAAATATAGATAATACACCAAATGAAACTCAAGTAGAAGCTATGAAATTATTAGCTGAAAAAGTGTTTGAACCATTAAGAGAATGGGTTGGAGGACCAATTAAAGTTAATTCATTTTTTCGATCAGAAGCTTTGAACGAAGCCATTGGTGGATCAGCTACTAGTCAACATTGTAAAGGGCAAGCAATTGATATTGACGATGTGTATGGTAGAAAAAGTAATGCTGAAATGTATAACTGGATTAAAGATAATTTAGATTTCGATCAAATGATTTGGGAATTCGGTACAGACATGCAACCTAATTGGGTGCATGTATCATATGTTTCAGAAGAAAAGAATAGAAACAAATGTTTAAAAGCATATAAAGAACACGGTAAAACTAAATATAAAGTAATATCATCATAAGGAACAAAGATATATTGGGCGTACCATACCCAAAAGTTCCTGTAACTGAAAGGGATCTCTTATGAGGTCCCTTTCTTTATTTGGTTACTATCCATCACAATTTATACATGATTCGTCCATCGCGTTCATAGCAATATCACCACGAAGAACCGACTCAGTTCTCATATAGTATAAAGTTTTAATTCCTTTTTCCCAAGCATCAAGATGAACTTTATTAATCCATTTGGGTGTTGCTTCTGCTGGAAAAGCTAAATTTAAACTAACTGATTGATCTATATATTGTTGACGTATACCTGCTTGTCTTACCAGTTCTAACTGATTAAGCTCTTTAAAGGTTTTAAATATTTCTTTTTCTTCGTCTGACAACTCTTTTATATCTTGAACAGATCCGCCATCTGCTAATATTTTATCCCATATTTCTTTAGTATCTAATTTTTTAGATTTTAAAAGCTTTTCTAATGTAGGATTCTTTCTTATAAATGTTCCTTTAGCAGATTGATCTGTAAATACATTTGCTGCCCAAGGTTCTATTCCTGGCGATACGTTTCCGCTAAGCTTTGAATTACTAACAGTGGGAGCAATAGCACGAAGGTGAGTATTACGCATACCAGTACCAACGCACCACAGAGGCTCGCCAAAAGCCGTAGCAAGGTCCATAGAAGCTCTTTCACTCTCAATTTTAATTTGACTAAATATTCTTCTTGTTTCATATTGTGATAATAAACCTTCAAATGGTAAACCTTTTTCTTGTAAATAAGTATGCCAACCTAATACACCAAGACCTAATGCTCTAC